AGGCGGTTCCTATAATGTCATCTTTCTCGACGAGTTCGCTTTCATCCCGAATCACATTGCTGATGACTTCTTTGCCTCTGTTTATCCTACTATCTCTTCTGGTCAGAAAACAAAGGTAATTATTGTATCCACACCACGAGGTATGAATCATTTCTACCGAATGTGGCATGATGCAGAAAGAGACAAGAATGAATATATTCCAACTGAAGTTCACTGGTCTGAAGTTCCGGGTAGAGATCAAGTATGGAAAGAACAAACGATTGCTAACACATCAGAGGCTCAGTTCAAGGTTGAGTTTGAGTGTGAGTTTTTAGGTTCTGTCAATACTCTGATTAGTCCTGCAAAATTAAAAAATTTAGTATATGAAAATCCGATACAGAAAAATGCAGGATTAGATATCCATGAAAACCCACAGAAAGATCATAATTATCTGATTACAGTTGATGTTGCTCGTGGTCTTGGGAATGATTACTCAGCGTTTATAGTATTTGATATTACAAAGTTTCCATATAGTATCGTTGCTAAGTATCGAAATAATGAAATAAAACCAATGTTATTTCCAAATGTAATTCTTGATGTTGCGAAGGGATATAACAATGCTTTTCTTTTAGTTGAAGTAAATGATATAGGGGATCAGGTTGCATCGATTCTAAACTATGATTTGGAATATGAAAATATTTTGATGGCATCTATGAGAGGTCGTAATGGTCAAGTGGTTGGAACAGGTTTTTCTGGTAAAAAAACACAGTTAGGTGTCCGAACCACGGCTGCTGTTAAAAAATTAGGGTGCTCAAACCTCAAAACTTTACTAGAGGATGATAAAATACTCGTGAAGGATTATGAAATCATATCAGAATTGACTACTTTTTCTCAAAAACATAACTCATTTGAGGCAGAAGAAGGATGTAATGACGATTTGGCCATGTGTTTAGTATTATTTGCATGGTTAGTTGCACAGGATTACTTTAAGGAAATGACAGATAATGATGTGAGAAAGAGATTATATGAGGAGCAAAAGAATCAAATTGAACAGGATATGGCACCGTTTGGATTCATGTCAGATGGACTTGATGATGAAACATTTGTAGATAAAGATGGGGATCTATGGAAGACTGATGAGTATGGAGACCGTTCATATATGTGGGATTATATGTAACAAAATAAATCTAAAGCAAACCTTAAACTTGTAAATAATTAGGTTATGGGTTATATTTGGAAGTAGAGGGGAAATATTAAAGTTGTTTTTAGGAGGGTTTATGAGTGGTGATTCAGGATTAAATGAAACCATCGTATTTTATAGTACAGAGATGACTATGGCAAAGGCTATACTTCTCAGACACAAAGGAATTCATTTGGATTATAAATTATTAAAGAAGTTGGAAACACCAAATGATGCCCACACCAAAAGAGGTAAATGATTCCTTAGATGAAATCAGACCGTATGTTGAGGCAGATGGTGGTTACTTAGAATTTATCGAACTTGATGAAGATTTAGATGAAGACATCAGGATGTATTATGGTGTAAGAGAGGGAGAAGAAGCAGCCATAGCAAAAGTTAGACTTAGTGGTGCATGTGAAACGTGTGTGATGAGTGCACAAACTCTTAAGATGGGTATTGAAAGACATCTTACGATGAAGTTCCCTGAAATAGTTGCAGTTATTCAGGTGATCTAATGGATTTTGATGATCAACTAGAATTGGGGGATCTATTACTCACAGAAAGAAAATGTAGAGTCTGTGGAAAAGTAAAAAGTTTGACAGAAGATTTTTATTTGACAAGAAAAAATAGAACATTATTATCAGCATATTCCTATGAATGTAAAGATTGCACAAAGAAAAGAGTAAAATCTAAGAAGGTATCGAACAGTTGGATGTATCCAGATTGGTAGTATGATAATAATTTACTTTATATTATTTGTTTTTATAATACTTCTTGCTAACTTTCTATATCCAGATTGGTAGTTCACGCACCGTTTCCCCACTAAAAACATAGGTTTTACTAAATATTTTTAGATTAATTCTGATAAACGGAGAAACAAGATGCCTCTAAATTTAGCATCTCCTGGCCTCGTTGTTAGGGAAGTTGATCTTACTATTGGTAGAGTCGATACAGCGACCACAAAGGCTGCTGGAATTGTTGCTCCTTTTCAGAAAGGGCCAATCAACGAACCTATCACTATTGAAGACGAACAAGGCTTAATAGATACGTTCGGTGAACCACTTGATGTAGATAAACACTACGAATATTGGTTAACTGCATCCTCATATCTTGCATATGGAGGTATCTTGAGTGTTGTAAGGTCTGACGACGACGACCTGAAAAATGCAACTGACGACGGATCACCAGAAATAAAAATTTTAAGCACAGAGGATTATAACAATAAAGGTTATGATTTAAATGCTTTATCAAACACTGTAGTAGCAGCACGTAACCCCGGTTCATGGGCAAATGATCTTAAAATTTCCATCATTGATGGATTAGCAGATCAGATTCTATCCGGTATTACAACCACTGCAGTAACTAATTTTAATGCTGCAATTAGCAATAGAAGCGGTACAGTTGGTGCTGGTTCTACTGAAATCACAGGTATTTCAACAGCATCTATAACTGTTGGACAAGATATCCGAGATGACTCTGGAGTCATATTTGGACAAGGAAGAAAAGTTCATAGTCTATCTGCTGCAAACTCTGGAACAGTGTTTGTTACAGGTGCAGTAAGTAGCAATGCTTCCTCACTCACATCAACATTTGACTTTGGTACAGATCAAGTTGTATCAAGTCCACTTGCAGTTGGAATGGGTGTTACACAATCAGTGGTTGGCAAAGTTATTGCTGGTGCTGGTTCAACATCTGCAGCAGATGGATTCTTAAAGGGTGTTATAACTCAAATAGGAACTGGTTCTATTTCAGTTAAAGTTGTAGAACATACAACAAATGCTGGAGTTTCAACAAATAAAGATTATACTCCAAATGGAATATTTTCCTTTAATACAAACGGAACTCTTGGTTTTACCACAGCAGGACAGACCGCATCACACGGTACTGGAACATATACATCTAGGGTAGATTGGTTTGATAGTCAAGAAATTGCTTTAAGTAATTCAACAATCAAGTGGAACAATCTAGCAGAAAGACCCGGAACATCAGCTTACGCTGAAGCAAGAAGTTCAAGATTCGATGAGATCCATGTTGTAGTTATCGATGATAAGGGCACTGTAACTGGAAATGCAGGAACAGTTCTTGAGAAGCATTTAGGTCTTTCAAAGGCATCTGATGCTGAGTTCTCAGCAGGATCACCATCATACTGGAGAAAATATCTTTATAACAATTCAGATAATATTTTTGGTTTAGGTGCACCAGCAAGTTTGATTGCTCAATCATTTAATGAGGGAACATTCTCATTAACAGCTGATACCGGTTGGGATCAACCAGCACAAGGTATTAAGTTTGGTGGAAAGGGTGTTACAACAGTATCATTAACTGGTGGTAAGAACTACGGTGGTCAATCTAATTTAACCACTGCTGGAGCAATGAAAGGAAGTCTCGGTGGTATAACTGCTGGATATGACTTATTTGAAGATAAGGATCAATTTGACATTGATTTCTTACTCATGGGTTCTGCAAATTATCCAGAGCATGAAGCACAGGCAATAGCGAACAAACTTATTTCAATTGCTGAACTAAGAAAGGATGTTGTTGCATTCATCTCACCATACAGAGGAGCATTCTTAAATGACACATCTGTTGGAACAGGAACAGTTAACTCAAATGCTGATATAACTGACAACGTTGTAGGATTCTACGCACCAGTTACATCTACAACATACGCAGTATTCGATAGTGGATACAAGTATATGTTTGATAGATTTACAGATACTTTCAGGTATGTCCCACTAAATGGTGATATTGCTGGAACTTGTGCAAGAAATGACATCAACAACTTCCCTTGGTTCTCACCAGCAGGGACAGCAAGAGGAGGAATCCTCAATGCAGTTAAACTTGCATACACACCAAATCAAACACAGAGAGATATTCTATACAGTAATAGAATTAACCCTGTAATCTTCTCACCCGGAGCTGGCATAGTTCTATTTGGTGATAAGACAGGATTTGGAAAAGCATCTGCATTTGATCGTATCAATGTACGTAGATTGTTTATCTTCTTAGAAGAAGCAATATCTGCTGCAGCGAAAGATCAACTCTTTGAATTCAACGATGAGATCACAAGAACTAACTTTGTGAACATTGTCGAACCTTTCTTACGTGATGTACAATCCAAGAGAGGAATCTTTGACTTCAGAGTTGTTTGTGACGAAACAAATAACACTGCTGCCATCATAGATAACAATGAGTTCATTGCAGATATATTCATCAAACCTGCAAGATCGATTAACTTTATTGGTCTTACATTCGTTGCCACTAGAACTGGCATCTCGTTCGATGAAGTCATTGGAACTGTTTAATTAAAGGTATAAAGAAAAATGGCAACCCAATTTAACAGACCACCACTCAGAACGATCACCGACTTCAAGAGCAAAATGGCCGGTGGCGGTGCAAGACCGAATCTGTTCGAGGTGGAACTCGTCTTCCCAGATCCAATCGCGATTGAGAATGACGTAAAAGAAAAGTCAAGGTTCTTGGTTAAAGCAGCTCAATTACCAGCATCTAACATTACACCAATTGATGTTAACTTCAGGGGTAGGATCCTGAAGATTGCTGGTGATAGAACCTTCGATACATGGACAGTCACCGTAATTAACGACGTTGACTTCTCTATCCGTTCCGCAATGGAAAAATGGATGAACTTTATAAACAAGATGGAAGATGCAACTGGAGCACAAGATCCAGCAGCATATCAACCAGATGCTTATGTTCATCAGTTAGACCGTGACGGATCTACACTTAGAACCTACAAGTTCCATGATGTATTCCCAACGAATATCGCAGCAATTGACCTCAGTTATGAAACTGTAGACAGTGTTGAAGAGTTCACCGTTGAGTTCCAAGTTCAGTGGTGGGAAGCAATCAAAGGCATCGGAGCTAACGCTGGCGGTGAGGCAATTAATTAAACTATTGAATTATTTGATAAATAGTGTATAATAGATTATAAAGACGTTATACAATGCCTAAACTTTTTGGTTTCTCTATTGACGATTCAGAAAAAAAAGCTGATTCGATAGTCTCCCCTGTTCCTCCTAATAACGAGGACGGGGTTGACTATTTTATACAGTCTGGTTTTTATGGACAGTATGTTGATATAGAAGGAGTATATAGAACAGAGTACGATCTGATTAAAAGATATCGTGAAATGGCCTTACACCCTGAGTGTGATAATGCTATTGAAGATGTAGTTAATGAAGCAATCGTTAGCGACCTATATGATTCACCGATAGAAATAGAACTATCAAATGTTAATGCGAGTGATAGTTTAAAAGATAAAATTCGTCATGAATTTAGACATCTAAAAGAAATCATGGACTTTGATAAAAAGTCTCATGAAATTTTCCGTAATTGGTATATTGACGGTAGAGTTTACTATATGAAAGTTATTGATGTCAAAAGACCTCAAGATGGAATACAAGAATTAAGATATATTGACCCGATGAAAATGAAATTCGTCAGGCAAGAAAAGAAAAATAAAAATGATAGAGGAAATCAGATAATCGATCTTAATAATACAAGGGATGTAGAAAAAGCATATTACCCAGATGTAGAAGAATATTACATTTACACTCCAAAACCAAACTATCCTGTGGGTGTTTATTCACCACCGGGAGCTGGTAAATCAAAATCAATCAAGATTGCGAAAGATTCAATCGCATATGTAACATCTGGATTATTTGATCGTAATAAGGGAACTTGTTTATCTTACTTACATAAGGCAATCAA